ACACAATACTTGTCGGACGGTACCGAGGGGTTGAAGGATTACGGAAAATACCTGCGTAAAGAAACTTTCGCCCCTTGGCTCTCCGTCCGTTTCATTGCTAAAGTGTTAAAGATGTCTCAATATTCTGCATGTTACTTGGTAAAGGAATGGAACAGACAAGGTATTGTTAAGACTATAAAGCCGGAGTCTGAGTTCATGTTCACTGCAAATGGATGTGATCCAAATCACTTGGAAGGTTTTCCCGGACACAAGTACACACAAGAGGGTGGCCTATATAAGGTGGAGGCATCACAACATGAGTTTTTACATAACCCCTTAGTAATAAAGCCTATTACCCTTGAACGGTACAAGAAAATGTCAAAAAACTTCAGGCTAAGAGCACTAATTAATGAAATTAATCAAAGTATTAAAAATGAGGAAGTTATTTAAATACCTTACGATATATAATAAATACCTATATAGAAGAGGTGGATTTGAAGTTGAAATTGAATTGATCAAATTAAATAGTATTAACAATTAAAACACACAAAAATCATGAATGAATTTTTTGAAACAGCATTATTGGTTATTAAACTTGAAGCCAATTTAACATTAATAGTACTATGCATAATAGGTATTATTAAAATATTAAGGATAATGAAGAGAGATCAAGACCTTAATGACTTTTTCTCCACGTAGAGAAAATCTTAATTGTCACGTCAACGTGACAAACTAAAGTAAGAAAAACATTATTATAACAACTAACAACATGGAACTCAACAATAAGGCTCAAATTAAAGCAGTTCTGCTTAAAAACTACCAACTCTTATTAGATCAATACCACACCAAGAGGAATAACATCAACAGATATAGTTATACTATGTATGACTTAGTTATGGATGGTATTCTGGACGTACTAACAGATTCGGATGATTTCACAGAAACGGATACTGAATCTATTCTAACCTATATAAATTACAGAATAAAGCGGGCTATTAAGAGGGGAGATATGAGAAATTATCGTTCCCCTAAGTTTACCCCTTTCGAGGATGACTATGTTATGAAGGAAGATTCTTCATCTCAAATAGCTCTTTTACTAAAAAAATACAACAAACACGATGCCATATTTGACTCCTGCTACTAAGAAAATAAGACAAGTTACTGTTAATAAAGTCTTTTACCAGAGCATCTACCAGGACGTAAGGTGGAAACGATTACGTTACATGAAGTTCAGGGACAATCCAGTCTGTGAGATATGTGATGCTAAGGGAATAACAAAGCAAACAGAGGAGATACACCACAAGATACCTTTTGAAAGAGGTACTACGCTTGCTGAAATAGAGCGTTTAGCTTTCGATTATGACAATTTAATAAGTGTTTGTATTGATTGTCATAAGGAATTACACAGACATTTGGTGAAGTCAAAATTTATGTAGTTTATATAATAGAGGGTAATGAATAATAAATTAAACATTTTAGTTGTAGGTGATCTTCATGCTCCTTTTATTAAAAAAGGATATTTAGCACATTGCAAGAAGGTGTATTCTGACTATAACTGTAACAAAGTAATCTTCATAGGCGATATAATTGATTCTCATGCCAGCGGTTTTCATGAGTCTGATCCTGATGGACAGAGTGCAGGTGATGAACTGTCTTTATCTATTAAAGTTCTTGAACCATGGTATAAGGTATTTCCTGTTGCTGATGTTTGTATTGGGAATCATGACAGGATAATAATGAGAAAAGCCTATAATAATGGGGTTTCAAAGAGGTGGATCAGGGATTTTAATGAAGTTCTCTGTGTACCGGGGTGGAATTTCCAAGTAAGCTTTGAGTATGATAATGTTCTCTATATACACGGTGAAGGTGGTGGAGGCATTAATGGTGCACTAAGTAAGGTTTTAAACAGAAGAAAATCTATTGTACAGGGGCATTGGCACACAGAGGCACACATCAGGTGGAATGTATCGGAGTTAGACAGGCTATTTGCAATGCAGGTAGGGTCGGGCATGGATGATAAGGCTTATGCAGCCGCCTATGCTCAGTTCTTTACAAGGAAAAGCATAGTATCGTGTGCAGTAGTTTTAGACAAAGGCAGATTGCCAATTATAATACCGATGAATTTAAAATAACAATTATGAGAGTAGTATATAATCCACCAAAAGAATATTGTCCTGATGCAGCAAAATATATGAAGGAGTTAGTAAAACTGTTGAATAGTGGTGCTATAGTAAGCAAACTTGACACAGCGGCATTGACACTCTTGGGAAATACCTACAACACCTACTGTCTTGCATCTCAAATTATTCTAAAGGAAGGCATCATAGGTGAGGAAGGCAGAATAAATCCATGTATAAAGATTGCTAATGATGCACAGATTCAGTTGCAGAAATTACTAATTGAGTTTGGATTAACACCTAAGGGAAGAAAGCGCATAACACCACTGCCAGAACAGGAGCCTCAATCTCCTATTGATAAGTTTATTTCCAGTAAGAGAGAGGTTCGATAGATTTTCGTGTCAACACGAAACTTCAACACACAAGACTATTAAGATATGACACTTTATGAACAATACTGTCAAGATATTGAAACAGGAAAAATACCGAGTGGGATTCACGTTAAAAATGCCGTTGTACGGTTCAAGAGGGATTTACTTAGGGGAGACTTGGTATTTAAGCCAGAATGCGTTGATACAGTTATCAATTTTTTTGCCATACTTACACACTTCACAGGGGCATACGCCGGACATTCATTTGTCTTAGAGCCTTGGGAGGTATTTATAGTTGCAAATCTCTATGGATTCTACTGGAAGGATGGTAGAAGAAGATTTCAAACAGCATATTTAGAGCTTGCAAGGAAGAATGGTAAGACAGCTTTTTGTTCGGGTTTGGCACTTTATGGATTGATAGGCGAGGGGGAAATGGCAGCTGAGGTTATTCTGGCCGCTAATTCTAAAGATCAGGCAAAGATAGACTTCAAGACCGTTATGGGCTTTGTTAAGGAGTTTGATCCTAAAGAGAAGTACTTAAAAAGGTTTAGGGCAGATATAAATTTCCCCAAGACAAATAGCTTCATTAAGGTAGTTGCTGCTGATTCCGATAAGCTGGATGGTTATAATGTTTCACTTGGATTGGTAGATGAATATCATTCTGCCCCTAACAGTAAGGTAAGAGATGTAATTAGATCATCTCAGGGAATGAGGGAGAATCCCTTACTATTAACAATAACCACGGCGGGATTTGATAAGAGTCTACCCTGTTATGAATTAAGAACTGTTGCTACAGAGATAATTGCTGGCATAAAAGAAGATGATAGTTTTTTTGGTATTGTTTACTCTTTGGATGATGATGATGACTGGAAGGATTCTGCCACATGGATTAAGGCTAACCCCAATTTGGATATCACTGTCAAATCTCAGTTTATCAAGAAGCAGGTACTACAGGCAATTAATAGTCCTACTGATGAGGTTGGGGTTAAGACTAAAAACCTCAATATATGGTGTGACTCATCAAAGGTATGGATACCTGATAATTATATTCTCAAATCGACTAAGAAGGTTAATAGGGAAGAATTCAAAGGGCAAGATTGCTATATAGGAGTAGACCTTTCAAGTACTACAGACTTAACGGCAGTCAGTTATCTATTTGTAAATGATAATATTTACACATTTATTACGGACTTTTATCTACCTAATGATAGCTTAAAGACAAGGGCTGATAAGGAACTCTATAAAGAGTGGGCAAGTCACGGTTATCTTAAAACAACTTCCGGCAATGTATGTGATTATGATTATATAACCTTGGATATTCTTAAGGTCAATACTGATTCTAATATAATAAAACTCTACTACGATAAGTATAATGCAACACAATGGGCTATACAATGTACCAATGAGGGTTTACCCCTTGAACCATTTAGTCAGACCATAGGGAACTTCAATTCATGTACTAAGGCTTTTGAGAGGCTAATGTTAAGTGAACAAGTTGTAATAGATGATAACCCAATTATGAGATACTGTTTAAGGAATGTAGAGATAAGATTAGATTTTAATGGAAACAGCAAACCTAATAAAGGTATGGATAAGAAAAAAATCGATGGTGTTATAGCTGCCTTACAGGCATTAGCAGCATATCAAAAAGAAGGTATGGAAAATAAAGGTGTAAACATGTATTAATAATGGCGAATATTATAAGAAATTTCTGGAATAAGCTCTCTGTAGATAAAAGGAGTGTTACGATTGCCCCCACTAATAGTATAGGGCTTCCTTACGGCAATGTTTCCACCCCATTGTCTGTACAGTCAGCTTTGCAATTATCAACCGTATATAGATGTGTAGAGGTTATATCAGACGCTATAGCCTCACAGCCATTTGATATAATGGAGTACAAAGCGAGGGATGGATGGTCTATTAATGAAAATCATCCTATAGGCTATATGTTAAACTTTAACCCTAATCCCTCAATGTCAAGGTTCACTATGATGAAGACATTAATAAGTAAGGTATTACTTGAGGGTAATGGTTATTTACATATAACAAGGAGTGGTCTTGGTGATCCTATAAAAATTGACTTAATAACTGAACCAGTTAAAGTATTTCTAAGAGGAGATGGTTCATTATATTATGTAATAGGGAGAGAGGGTGCTGAGTATACCGTAGATGGAGAGGATATAATTCATATACTCAATTTTACGTATGATGGGTTAATTGGTATATCTACCTTATCACATGCAGCTCTTTCAATGGGTCTTTCATCTGCTGCTGAGTCATCTGCCAAAGGATTCTTTGCTACAGGTGCCAATATGTCAGGTATAGTTTCATCTGCAAGTAAGCTTACTAAGACACAGGCAGATGCAATTAAGGCATCATGGGCAGCTTC